TATCATGCTTTCCGCAACCGCACAGACGCTGCATAAGTTTTTTTAGTATTTCATGTCATTCTCCTGTTCTGCCTGTATCACTGCCCACTTCATCCAGCCCCTTAACATCCTGCCACGGCCCGTCACCAAACCTGACCTGCAAATGCGAAACAGCCCCTGAACCTGTGTGGCATCTTTGGGGGCAAGAAAGGTCAGTCCGGTGATGAGCGCACCATCTGTACCCGGGAACCAGCCATTGCTGTTTGTCTCAATAATGTTCGCCGGCCCCAGACGAAAACGGATTTGTGTCTCCCCCGGGTCGCCCTTCGGTCCCTGAGGTCCGGTTGCCCCCACCGGGCCAGCCGCACCTGTTTCTCCTTTCGGTCCCTGTGGGCCTGCCGGGCCTGCCGCACCGGTATCTCCCTTTGGACCCTGTGGACCTGCATTTCCCGTCAGACCGGTCTCTCCCCGCTCTCCCCTGTCACCTTTCGGCCCCTGCGGGCCTGCCGGACCAGCATCACCTGCCGGTCCCCGTTCGCCGGTTGCCCCGACAGGGCCGGTGTCACCGCGCTCTCCCTTATCACCCTTCGGCCCAGCCGGACCTGCTGGCCCCGTGTCCCCTTTATCTCCTTTCGGACCGGGAACACCACCTCCTGCTGCAGCCTCTTCTGCCTTTGTTTTCGCTTCATTTGCCACATCCATTGCCGCTTTCACCGCTTTCGGGGTGGCAGCCTTCGTTTCATCATCACTGTCCGTTGCGCTGCTTAACTGCACAATTCCCTTCTGTGCCGTCGTTGCATCAGCCACATTTGCAGCGCTGCCTGCCGGACCTGGCTCTCCACGAGGTCCCTGAGGTCCGGTCTCTCCTCGTTCGCCTCTCGGACCTGCAGGACCAGGTTCACCTCGGGGGCCAGTCTCCCCACGCTCACCTCGTGCTCCCATCGGTCCCTGTGGTCCGGCTTCTCCTCGTTCGCCTTTAGGACCTTGCGGGCCTGCAGGACCTCCCGGATCACCTTTCTCGCCTTTTGGCCCCATATCCCCCTGGTCCCCTTTAGGCCCCCGCTCTCCGGTATCCCCCTTCAGGCCTGGTATTCCCTGCGGTCCTCGCTCCCCCTGTTCGCCCTTCTCACCACGCGGACCAGCAGGCCCTACAGCCCCCTGAGCACCAACGTCACCACGCTCACCTTTCGGCCCTGCGGGCCCTTGAGGGCCCACTGGACCTGTTTCGCCTTTAGGACCGACATCCCCCTTCGGACCAGTTTCTCCCTGAGGCCCCCGGGGCCCCCGTGCATTCTCAGCCATACGTCTGGCCTCTTCAGCACTGACAGTGGCAGCCTCTGCCCGCTTAAGGATCTCTCCGGCGCTCTCCTGCGCCAGCCTGGCCTTTTCAGCATGCTGTCTGGCTTTTTCTGCATCAGCTCCGGCGGCTTTTTCAGACTCTCCGGCACGGGTCGAGCTTTCCTCTGCATTCCCCGCTGCTGTGACTGCACGGGTCGCAGCCTCAGTGGCATCAGTCGCTTTTTGTCCGGCTTCAGCCGCCCTGCTGGTTGCCGTCTTTGCACTGTCAGATGCACTCTTCGCACTGGCTGCTGCACTTTCTTTTGACTGTGTGGCCTGAGTGTTTTTTGTCGCCGTGTCTTCATTCAGGCGACGAATAGTGGCAAGGTCATCAGCCACATTATTCTGTATCTGCCGGAAATCTGTCAGCAGTTCTCCGGGTATGCTAACCTCAACAAGACTGCGGCGTAACAGCATATTGAGCGTCACCGTACTTTCGGTCCCCTCAATACGCACACGTCCGTAGACAGCAGTCTTCCCTTTCACCGTCACCGAAACCGCATACTCCCCCGGATCCATCGTCATTCCGTAATATCCACCTTCACGGGTCACTGCCGACGCACTGGTGCCGCTGAGCGCATCCGGTGAAACTGTCAGCGCCGTCAGGGTAATATTTGCTCCTGATATCGCCTCACCATCAGGAGATTTCAGCGTCCCCGAAACAACAACACTCACACTCCACCTCCGTTAAACACTTTTTTACGGGCATACAATGCACTGTCTGCCCCCTGTTTGATCCCAAGTTGCTCAACAAAACTCTGATAATGCTGCGCAGCCAGCCCCGATTCTGCGCCACCGGCAGCATCCTTACTGAAAGCGCGAAACAACATCCACTCCACCAGTGGGTTAACATAAGCCTCTTCCAGTGGAACTGGCGTATCATCGTCCTGCGTCAGAACATACACTGCCTCCGGTATCCGGCTTACCACTGCATCAATACTTATCTCTTTGTCAGGAGCAGGAAACAGCCAGAATACGCGCGGGGACAGGTCGTTGCTGATAAAACATTCAGGAATACCCTTCATTGTGGGCCACTCAGGATACTGCGCATCCAGCACCTCCCGGGATAATGGTCTGACTGCACTACCGTCACTGAGGCATATCACGTCAAGAAGTTGTATTACACCATCGGGCAAAACCTGACGGGCGCCAGGAACACAACTTATTGTTTCCAGGCTTGCGCCAGCATCCGGTCTCGCCAGAATCACTGCCCTCACAGCATCATTGTAATAATCGCACAATTCCTGCAGGGGCCAGCGAACCATCATCGGGTCAACCAGTTGTGTATTCACACGTCCGATGATTTCTGTAATCGTCGTCATCAGAAAAACCTCTGCCTGCGTACAGGGTTGCGGTATGAAGAGTACGGGCTTGTCGCCAGTGTATGACGATATGCCCGACGGATCCCCTCAGAAAACTGCACAGAAAAATACTGTGCGCGTAACGGATCTGACCATGAAACACCAGTCTGCATGAACAACCGCTCAAGTGCCCCCGCAGCCACTTCTTCAGGCCATGTGAGGAGTTCATCCGGTATCTGGCTGCGTCCGGCTTTCGGAGCGACGGCATAAAGCACGCTCACCTCACCGGGAGAACAGGCAAATCGCAGGGAGCGTCCGGAGCTGATATCCACATCCCGACCGACAAAAAGCTCATGATTATCGTCAGAGATACGGATGATATGAACGCACTCCTCATCATCTTTGTCATACGGAAGCACGATTTCTTTTCCTGCTACTGGTACAACAGTAACCTCCCGACGGCACACCAACGACTGGCGGCTGAATGCCACGGCAGCCATTGACAGAGCATCCGTCATCATAATGTTCAGTGGACCGCTGATATGACGACGGACATACGGTAAAAAATCACTCAGTTCCGCCATGCTGTTCAGTCTCCGCAACACGACGGCGAAATGCCTCACGCACCCGGATACGGAATGCCTCAGCCGTTTCTTTCGGGTCTTTGTGAATATCCAGCTCTTCTGCCTCACACAGCGTCGCCAGCCGTGCTGAGGTGAGCTTACTTAAATCCACCTCCTGCCCGTTAACAGAAACAACAAAACTGTTCTCCGCTTCTGCCAGCGCAGCAAGCACTCTTTCCTGCGCCTGCTGTGCCTGCCGCAACTGCTCATTCTGTTGTTGCTTTTTCAGAACATCATCAAGCTCTTCATGACGAACCCAGACATCCGGAAACCCCAGCAGTTGCCAGGCCATCGCGCTGTCAACATGCACCGGCTCAAGACGTGGGAACAGCGTGCGACTTCCGGTAATGGTGTCCTTTTTCACGGGTTTTGGGCCGATATAGACAACGGCAATTTTCTCACTCATATAATTCCCCGGATAAAAAGCCCGCATGACGCGGGCCGGAAGGTTTTAATCAGTATCCCACCACGGTATAACGCAGCAGAACATTCAGGGTGCCGGTTGCAGCGGCAGTCTTAATGGTGACAGTAACCAGCTCCCCGTCACGCTGTGTGGTGTACGGCTCCACTGGCACATATCTGGCAAATTTTGCAGAAACAGCTTCGCTGTTATCGATGAGAGCATGCTCACCGGACTTAATGCTGACGGTTGCAGTACCCAGACCACCCGTTGAAACCAGTTGGAGTGAGTTGATACGGATGCCCACTGGCAGTGAGAGAAGATGAATAACACTGTCCGCTTCCGCAGCATTCACCGTAAATACGCCTTCTGCCACCGACTCATTACCGTGCGTACCCGTATAGACCCGTTCACTCAGTGACGGGGCAAGGATAGTCTTTGCCATAATTAATGACTCCTGAAAAAGCCGGGCGAAAACCCGGCATAGGGAAAGGAAAAAATCAGAGCTTCACTGCTGTATCAACGGCAATCACGCCGTGATCCTGCATCTTGCCGCTCTTCTCGGGGAAACGGATTTTTTTCAGACCGTTGATCCAGCTGATTGCTATCTCAGTACGGTTATCCATATCCGTTTTCTTCTCAACCATGTTGAAGTGACCGCCCGCCTTCTGACCGTAAGCATTTGCCAGCGCCTGAGCCCCCAGTAACATGGCGCGGTCAATATTGGTTGCAGCAGCGACCTCTTTCGTGGTTGCCGTCAGGTTATTCTCTGATACCAGAACCTTTGACCCCTGATAGAAACGGATCGGCATACCCGCATACTTACGAACCAGGATATTGCGCCACATCGCACATTCACCTTTGAACAGCGGATGATTAAAACCTTTTGCACGGTTCACGGCACGAACCATCATCTGGTTCCAGTCCTTACCGGACGTCGAGGTGTACCAGTCATTCCACTGACGCGGCGTGACGTACAGGACGTAATATGGATCTTCTCCGTGAAGTTCATCACCGGACAGACGAACCGGCTGTAACGGATGCGCCATTTCGTCAATGAACAGGGAGAGATTGTCCACCAGGCCAATAGAAAAAATATCTGCCGCTTCAATCTGCTCAAAGCTTGTCGCATCACCGCCAAAAAAGTGACGGTCATGTGTCGGAGGCAGTACATCGTTGATCATGATTTTTTTGAATTCAGGGTGCTCCGCTGTCGGCAGAATAGTGTCGTCAGCAACAAAATCACCACGAGCTCCAGCAAGATGCACTATCGCACACTGGTCCTGCAGGTCATTAAAGTACGTCCCCAGAAGCGTTCTGGCTGAGGATGCCAGGTTAAACTTCGTGCGCTGCTGACTCATACGTCCGCCTGCATCCACCAGGTGACGTCCCTGATTGATTTTCAGGGAGAAGTCAGCATGGCTGAGATCCTCACCACGACCTTCAACACGCTCATCTCCCATCGTCGGACGTTTTGAGAGTTTGTGCATGATGCTGAAGGTCACTTCATCACCGGCCTGTTTGTTAAGGTCTGTGATACGGACAACCGGCGCACCCGCGCTGGTCTGCTTCGTGCTTTTCTTGTCCGGCGAAACCGCTTTTGGCGCTTCCTGCTGTTCAGTGAGGATATTTACCATCGAGCGGTTGCGGTTGGCAGCGGTAAAAAGCGCCACCTGATACAGCTTATTCGCCTGGGCTGATGTTACAGTCGTCATTACTTCAGTTCTCCTTCAGTAAGTTACCCGAGCTTCTCCAGAAGCGCGTCTATTTCAGCATTCGTCATACCGCGCATAATCGCCTCTGCCTCTGAATGAGAAGCGCCAAGTAACCGTTCAAAATTATCACCGGTTCCGACGGAAGCCGTGGTGCCTAAATCTGACGGGGAAGCAGGTACTGCCTGCTCCTGTTCAGCGGTCTTCACTTTCTCTTCCGCCGTTTTCCGGATATCCGTTTTGTCTGCCTTGTTGTCAGCAGACGACTCACTGACTTCACCGAAAGCAACCTGCGTACGACGGGCCACTTCAGCGAAACGTTCAGTGAGCGTTTTGTCTTTCCATGCGGGGTCATTCTGGAGCTTCCCGTCGATGGATACAGCAACCGAGAAGCGATCTGGATCGGACTCCTGCCACGTTTTCAGCACCGGCACGGCATTCATCGCATCAAGAACCGGTGATAAATCCTCACCACCATTACCTTCTGCCTGCTGTGCTGATTGCTGAACACGGGACTGGAGATAGTTATTTTTACGGATGAGCGAAGCCACCGCGTCACCAATTTCCGGATACATCTCCCTGATACGGGCAATCTGCTCATCAGAAATTTTTTCGTTTTCCGGTAACGGTGTGGGCTTCATACCGGCCTGGTGGATCTGAGACGTCAGCAGTTCCACCCTGCGTTTTTCTTCAGCTATCTGCCCACGAAGAAGTGCGGCTTCCTGTTCGGCCCGTTGCTTACCGGAACGTTCAGCCTCAAGGACTTCATAGGGAATGACGTGTTTACCGTCGCGGGTGAGCACCCCCTTCGCTTCCGGCTCCTTCACGTCCTGCGTCTGCTCCACACTGGCATCCGGCGTCGGTGCCACATTGTTATCGCCCGTCTGAGTCTGTGCTTCCTCATCCGCATGTTTTTCCGTGGTATCTTCCGTCACGACGTCCTGTGCGTGACTGTCAATATCCACATCCCCAAGTCCTTCCAGCATTTTTTCCAGTTGTTCCGGGGTTTCTTCACCCGTAAATTCAAAATCCATAAATAACTCCGCATGGTCTGTTTATCGGACAGATCCGAATGGTTGAGTAAATAAGGCTTATCGCTGCCCCCGCGAATAAGCGCACCGCTCCCGGAACGCTTACCTCCGGAAACAAAAAACCCCGTACGATGACGGGGTTCAGTTGAAGCCAGAGTTTTCAGAGCGACATTTCATTCATCCGCTGTTGTAACGTATACAGCATCTGTTGCTGAAGAACGTCCTGCTCCTGTTCCATATTCTGTACGCCGGTAATGATTTCTGCCGTATGTGCCTGGTTAAGCGCATCCACATAACGCTGCCCCTGTGTCAGGGCGACTTCCCGCTGTGCACTGGCATTATCCCGTTGTGCAGCTGCATGTGCCCTGGCGGCGTCAGCTTCCAGTTTTGCCACTCTGCCAGCCATCTCGCGCATCTGGAGTTCTGCCTGTTGTTGCTGAAGTGCCTGTTGTTGTGCCGCTACTTCCTGTTCTTCCGGCGTCATTTCATCCGGTGATTTTGGCGTCCCCAGCGCAGCACGAATACGCTCAACAAACTCCTGTTTCTGCGGCACATCCAGAAGATTAACCCACAGGTCGAGCACAACAGCCTGCACCTGAGGCGGCAGCCCCTGAATAACCTCTGACATTCTCTGTGCAAGCTGTGCCTTAAACGCCGGTGTCTGCTGAACAGGCGCCAGCGCAATATGTGTATTTAACCTTGAAATATCATTGGTCAGTTCACCATTATCACCTTCAGCATTGAGGACAATGGTCTGGCGACGCTGGCGATCATCGCGATTAATCACCACTGCATGATTACGGCGTTTTTTCAGGTCATCGAGAAGATAAGCCAGCAACAGTCTTCCCACCTGCTGGCAGGCAAACTGGTAGTTATCGTTGATTTCCGCAAGGGTTGTGGCCCCCTGCTCCACCAGGTTACTGATAGCCACGCCTGACGTCGCACCTGAATCCTGCCCGAGAAATGCGGAATACACTCCCATGGTATCCTGGATAAGTTTTTCCGATTCCTGCATGACCTGAAACTGCTGGCTGGCAACCTGAAAATCCTGCTCAACCCGAAAAACATCTGCGACACTTTTCTGATTTTTTCGGACCGGATTCAGTTTAATAATGCCATCCGGACGTTCGATCTGCTCCATCAGGTCGTTGTCTGACAACTGGGTGGCATCCTCGTCCATAATCACGCGTTTGGCCTGAAGCAACCAGGTCAGCTTGATACGACGAAAATTCACCTCATCCTGTGCCGGAATGGCGCGGGAAATTAGCCCGTATGGCTCCCCGGTTTTATCCTTTCGGTATCCCCAGAAAGGAACCAGCGGAAACATCCCCTGCGGAGCACTACAGGGGCGATCCACAATAAAGTGTGGCCCGACAAACCAGGCTTCACGAATACGGCTTACCCGCCCGACTTTCACCTGAACCCGCCCGGATGCCACAGCTACCGCCTGCATCAGATTATTTTTATCAAAGGCCACCACCCGTCCATTACTGAGTTCAATCACCGGAAGACGCTCGAATGTACGGTAATAAACCACCTGAAGCAGCACACGACGGCGTTCACGCTGAAGCCATTCGTTCTGCTGTCGATCCCATGACTGATACTCTTCCCATGCACTCATCAACGGACTGGGCTGGCCTTCAGTAACCGTGGTATCGACAAAACCACGCCAGTCATCAATGGCATAATCGATAACCTGAGCCATTCCCGGGAATGTAGCTTTTGCCTCATCGGTATCCATCCAGCGGCGACGCATCAGCCATCGGCAGTCACTTAAATCAGCCTCCCGGCTCAGCCAGTCCCAGAAAACCTCATTCCGGCTGACAGTAGACACCTTAAATTCAGGCCCGAACGGATCGCTGTTTCGTCTGACCTCCACCCAACTGAGGCCCGCCTTGATTTGTTCCGCATAGGCATCAGAGCGGGCTTTATTCATATTGCCAAGGCGGCATGCATCGGCAAATTCAGCATTAATAGCTTCAGCCAGTTTTTCAGTTTCATCATCTGGCTCGTCTGACATCACCACCAGATCAGTCCGTGTTTTGGCCTCCATTCCCAGAACGCCATCGACGGTAGGCGCGATGAGGTTATGGATAGTCATCGGCTGACCGCGATCTTTCAGTACCTGAAGAACTTCCGGTGGCAACTGATCGCCATCGTAATACGCACAGGCCTTGTTTGCGGCATCACGCCATTTAGGCTGGCTGTCAATATCAGAACAAAGCGCCTGTAACTGGCGCTGAGAAAAACGCGGCGTGGCTCCATTGTCGTTTTTCGTCGCCATGGTGTTAGTTTCATTTTTCATCAGTGAGCCATCCAGTGTGTGGTTCTGCGTTTATCCGTTTTCTGTTTTACCCTCACCGGCATTCTGGCGCGCATCTCCTGGGCAATCATGTAGCTCATGAGCTGATCATCAAAGCAGCCTTCCTGTGCATTCATGGAGCCTTTCGCGTCATAAACGTAGGTGTTCATTTCCGATAATGTGCCTGACCAGCGGATCCCTGATATTCCATTATTCAGAAGCGTTTTCATTCCTTCGGTCAGAACAGGTTTGCTCTGACGGGTTGTCAGCCAGCCAAGGCGGGGCGTATCGTCGTCATATGCCTGGTCAAGATGCTGTTCGTTGTAGATATAACGTGTCGGATAGAGTTCCCGGAGTTTCAGGATAACTGCATGTCCGTGATTATTACGCTCCGGCCCCACAAACGCGTTGTTATACATACGACAGACCTGCGAAATGAGATGAGCAAAAAGTTCAGCATCGAGATGCCCGAACCAGTGAGCCACCTGCTCGCCATTACTGCGTTTGACAACATCCAGCGATGAGCGGTCTCCGTGCTCCAGCCCTTCGGCAGTATCTGCCCCACAAACATACTCTTCATCCGGATCCGGCAGTTCCCATACCAGCAGATAATTCATCAGCGTCCGCTGCAACTCGTTTTTATTTCCTTCACGCAGAGACTGAGCTTTAGTCTTCGCTCCTGTAACAGGTTCAATGTCATAAACAATCATCGGTGGCGAACAGAATGATTCTGCCTGCAACGTACTTTCGGCACTGAACACACGTCGTCCGGACGTCAGAAACGCCTCCTGTGGCGTTGAGGGAAACTCCTGCTTCATTTCCTCACGCTGTTCAGTTTCCTTATTGATGTACCACTGCTTCTGTTCATCAGTAAGCGTGATGTTCATTGCCTTCTCAACCGCAGAAAAATACGTCATTTTTTCCCGTGACAGCTTCAGCCCGCTTTCCGGCACTCTGGCGCTGTATTTAGGATCCTGCCACCAGGCGTAAAAATGGAATTTATAATCCTGTGCCGTCAGCAATAAGCCTGATGCAGTGATCTCCTGTGCTCGGTTACTCATCTCGTAAAAATCACCACCCACGCCTTCAGCAGTGGACTCATCAAAAATAATGCATTCATCAGAGACGGCATTAAGCGTACCGGTTCGCAGTTCTTTCGCCTTAGCCGGATATTTCGCGCAAATTTTGCCGTGCTCTGAGATATGCAGGCGCTGCACCGTACCTGAACGGAATGAGGTTGCCACCTGGATACTCGAGCCGTGACCAAACAGGATATAGCCACCGCTGGCACCGCTACGACGTTCAACGATGGTGAATGAGGCTCTCAGCCAGTCAGGGAGATGATCAAACGGTACAGCAATTTTTGTGCGGAAAATTTCACTGGCAGCCTGTTTATCCTGAGCGACGATCCCGCATTTGAGATGCGGAATGAATAATGCCTGGTCGAGAAGATAAATATCAATGGCTGTGGAAAATCCCAGCTGGCGCGCTTTCAGGATAATATTTTTATTGTGCATGCTCCGGAACAACTGGCGCTGCGCCGGTCGCATTCTGAAGGTGACCAGTTCACCTTTTTCGTTCTGTATTTTGTAGAGATGATTGAGCCGCCACCAGGGATTGCTCAGTTTAGTCATGATGAACAGACGTTGTTCAGCCTCGGTCATTTCTGACGGCTCATCACATCGCGGTTCATTCTTCCGGAATGTCATCCAGTCTCCCCGAATTACTCATTTCATGCAGCGATGACACGATGTCACTGACAGGCGTAACAACGCCCCGACGCTGGTTGGTCAGAATATCGGTTTCAGCTCTGAGTTTATCTCTGGCGGCGTTGATTCTTTCCCGGTCAGCACGAAGTTTTGGTGCTGTCTCAGCCAGGACGTCCAGCGTCAGCAATGAGCGTTCAATTGACTCGATACGGGCAATATTCCGGTCAAGGGCCTGTTCAGCTTTGAGTATTTTGTCGTAAAGAGCAACACGGGTTTCCACGTCAGTTGCCTCTTCCAGGTCGGCGAACATCCCTTTAAGTGCCTTAGTTACTGAAAGTGCGCGGGCCCGGGTGAACACCAGTTCATCGAACAGCACCATGTCGGACGCATCATCCATGAGGTTATCTGCCTCAAGATACTTCGCATATCCACGGTGTCTTACGGCGTGGGTGTTTCGCTGAGAAAAAGCGTTTGAAGGTGGTAAAAGTCGGGAACCACGAATCCGTTTCGTTTCTGCCGAATTTGCGCAGTTTTTTTCAGAGTTTTTTGCACATTTTTCATCGCCGGAACCCGCGTCATTGCAGGGTTCTTCATCTGAGATGTCATGATCGATTTCATGATCGGTTTTATGATCAATTTCATGATCGATTTTGCCCATTTTTATACGGGTTCTGGCGGTGTTGTAATTAATCTTTTTCTTCCGGCACCAGTCCAGTAATGTTATTCCCGTTTCGGCATGTTCGCGTCGGAATGCCTGCTCCAGCTTTTTCCAGTCCAGCTTTGCCATGTCACGTTCTGACGTCCTGTGTTAAAAACTGATGCATAATGACCGCTGTGATTTTTCAGATTTCACACAGCAGCACCATATTTGATCGATATTTGCACAATGCGGTTGTTTTATCCGGTTTCTTCCACCACCGCACCGGACAGGCGGCTTCGCGGGAAATCGCTCCCATCTCGTGAAAAATGAGAAAACCCGGTGTGCATCGTTTTTGATTATCCCCGCACACTCCCGCAGAGAAGTTCCCCGTCAGGGCTGTGGACATAGTTAATCCGGGAATACAATGACGATTCATCGCACCTGACATACATTAATAAATATTAACAATATGAAATTTCAACTCATTGTTTAGGGTTTGTTTAATTTTCTACACATACGATTCTGCGAACTTCAAAAAGCATCGGGAATAACACCATGAAAAAAATGCTACTCGCTACTGCGCTGGCCCTGCTTATTACAGGATGTGCTCAACAGACGTTTACTGTTCAAAACAAACAGACAGCAGTAGCACCAAAGGAAACCATCACCCATCATTTCTTCGTTTCTGGAATTGGGCAGAAGAAAACTGTCGATGCAGCCAAAATTTGTGGCGGCACAGAAAATGTTGTTAAAACAGAAACCCAGCAAACATTCGTAAATGGATTGCTCGGTTTTATTACTTTAGGCATTTATACTCCGCTGGAAGCGCGGGTGTATTGCTCACAATAATTGCATGAGTTGCCCATCGATATGGGCAACTCTATCTGCACTGCTCATTAATATACTTCTGGGTTCCTTCCAGTTGTTTTTGCATAGTGATCAGCCTCTCTCTGAGGGTGAAATAATCCCGTTCAGCGGTGTCTGCCAGTCGGGGGGAGGCTGCATTATCCACGCCGGAGGCGGTGGTGGCTTCACGCACTGACTGACAGACTGCTTTGATGTGCAACCGACGACGACCAGCGGCAACATCATCATGCAGAGCATCATTTTCAGCTTTCGCATCAGCTAACTCCTTCGTGTATTTTGCATCGAGCGCAGCAACATCACGCTGACGCATCTGCATGTCAGTAATTGCCACGTTCGCCAGCTTCAGTTCTCTGGCATTTTTGTCGCGCTGGGCTTTGTAGGTAATGGCGTTATCACGGTAATGATTAACAGCCCATGACAGGCAGACGATGATGCAGATGAGCAGAGCGGAGATAATCGCGGTTATTCTGCTCATACCTCACTCTCTCTGACCGTTCCGCCAGCTTCTTTGAATTTTGCAATCAGGCTGTCAGCCTTATGCTCGAACTGACCATAACCAGCGCCCGGCAGTGAAGCCCAGATATTACTGCAACGGTCGATTGCCTGACGGATATCACCGCGATCAATCATAGGTAAAGCACCACGCTCTTTAATCTGCTGCAATGCCACTGCGTCCTGGCTTTTGGGGGAGAAGTCTTTCAAACCAAGCTGTTTACGGTAAGCATCCCACCAGCGTGAAAGAAGCTGATAACGTCCGGCGGCTGTTGATTTGAGTTTGGGGTGTAGCGTGACAAGTTTGCGAGGGTGATCGGAGTAATCAGTAAACAGTTCGCCGCCAACAATAACATCATAACCGTGGTTACGTGTCGGTTGTCGCCCGTTATCCGTTCCTTCTGACCACGCCAACATATCGAGGAAGGCTTTACGCTGAGGATTAAGATTTTGCATTTTTCACCCCTGTCAGTCGTTCCCAGAAGTACGTCAGTGCAACCGAACCCATCGCACCACTAATCCCCGCTGTCGCGAGAATCATGTAAATACTGAATCCACTTTCGATGCTGATCAGGCCACCAATAACACCGGTGAATCCTGATACCACTATTTGAGCCAGAGCATTTATCCAACTCCACGTTGCTTTACTCTGCTTCACATCTATCAGGTAGCGGACCAGACCGCCCCAACCTGCGATGATCAGCAAAACGAGCCAGAACGCTCCGGCAAGGCTCTCTTTTTCGTGCATATGAATAGCCAATGTTTCGCCGCCGACAAAAGGCCGGGACGTTAAATGTCAGAAATCAGGCTCACGGGGTAATTTAACGACAAAGCACGGAGTTGATGCTCCCCACAAGCCTGGAATAAAAAAGCCAGCATGTAGCTGGCAACAGAGGGCTAAGCAATATCAACTCAACAGCTGAAGACCCCCTGGCTGGGGTAGGTTGGAAGGCTACTCACCGTTCAGAAACAGAAAAGCCCAAGGCTTTAAACCTCGGGCTTGAATTTGGATTACTGCCAGTGCGTACAACATTGGCAAAATATCAGATTTACATAAAATATATGATTTTTAATCCAGTTTTGCAATATCTTGCTGTGAAAATGTGGTCTTTTGTTTTGAACGTGTTTTCGTTAAAAGCAATAAAGCTTGGCTATCAAGCTGTAGAAAAATGTGTTTCATTGCAACCCAGCGTTCAGTAAATGTCTCAGACCAGTTTTTTGATGTCACTCCCACCAGTGATGCCAGCTCCTGGTATTCATAGGTCTTACGCCCTGCCAGCTCGTTCTTCACATCCTGTGCCGCCAGCCAGATCAACTTCTTCAAACGTTCCAGTGTCTTACCTGCAATTTTCCTGGTACCCAACAGAGTCTTAAACTCGCTCCATGCCCACTGCGTTATGGTGACCTGATGTTCCCAGCGAACACTTTCGCTGTAACTCCACAGCAACCACGCTTTCTGATGTTCTTCGAGAGACAGAACCGCGCGGCGCCATGACGAGGTTGAGAACTCAACCTGGCTGACCAGTGCAATGGATGAACCTTTTGCGTACGACTGCTTACCGGAAATCGGCGGATTATCCAGCGTAATCATCCTGCCAGTTACCTCATCCAGAATGCGCGGCTTCTTTCGTTTGTATGTACCAGTATCAAATTGTGCATGCTCCAGCCAGGCTTCAAGCTGTCCTTTCGTTGCTCCGCTCAAATCAGCGGTAGCCACAATGAGTTGCTCGCGGACATACTGTAAATATTGGGTATTCATGCGGCAGCTCCTTTCAGTGTTTTGGCGTAATTCTTCAGTATCCGGTAATCGGTCAAAACAGAACCAGGAAAACGATATAAGCGCAGGCGCATCCAGCGGTGGCGAAGACGTTCTGCCATATAAGACTCAAACATCATTCATTCCCCAGTTCGGTGATGGTCAGCTCCAGCTTCCCACCTTTGGTAACGGGCATCTTCACAACACGGTAATCAACGACCTGAGCATCATCCAGCCAGAAACCTGCTTTGGTGAGTGCGTCAAAAGCGGCTTTTTGCAGATTATCCAGGTCACGGCGACGGCGATCCGGCATGTGGCACTCAATACGGATTTTCACTGGCATAGCCAGGCCGATATCCAGCATGGAGCCTTTGATGATTCGGGCGACGTTATCACGGTATGCCTGCCCTTCTGCGCTGATGTGCGTGCGCCCGCGATTATGCCGGTAGTAGCGATTATTGCTCGGAGGCCAGGGTAATGTGATGCTGTAGGTATTCACGCCTTAATAACCCCCTCTTTCAGCCAGATAACCTGTGTTCTCGCCATACCTTCCAGCGCGCATTCTTTTGCATATGCAGCATCGACAAAATGTGTGCGGCGGTCGATTTCGTCGTGGCAGGCAGAACATGCAATGGTGGCAATCAAGTCTGGCGGTTTGGTACCGGTGCCGCACAATCCAGTCAGCCGGATATGTGCCAGTACAGACGTTTCAGGGTTGCCATTACATACGCCAGGGATTCTTACTTGGCATTCCCGACTACGCGCTGCTTTTCTCAAATCAGCCATGATTCCTCCTTGCTGCCAGTCGCAACCATTTTTTATCAACCAGGCTGGCGGTATATCCGAGCAGTGTTGGTATTTCGGATGGCTTCAGCTCAGGTTTACGCTTACGACGATTTGGTACTTTGTAGATGTGTCCGTTCATGACACGAATAAGCGGTGTAGCCATTACGCCTCCTGCTTGTCACGCAGCAGCTGGAACTCGCAGCTCTGTGGAATAGTCAGGTGGCAGCCAATATTCATCGCCCAGGCTTCAACCTTACACAGGAAGACATACATCTCTCCGGTACCAAGATCGGAGGTATGGCGTAACGACTGGATAGTAGTGATTTCGCCGGTTACGACATCAACCAGGTCCTTGGTTTCATAACCGAGGTATGTGTGTTTGAGAGCATCTTTTACCCATGCTGAAGTAGCGAACGATTTCCCCCTGCTGATGAGGTATTCACTGATTTCGCTGTACCACATGTGGCTGAGTGCATTCTGGGAAAGACTGCGTCTCTCGCGCCACGGTTTAAGCACCATGCGAAAGCATTTGCCGTCTTCCAGATAAGTCTGGATCTGCTGACCGACAGCGGTGAAGTTACCGCGATGTAATTTGATGCCATCTTGTGGGAGGTTCACGCTTCACCTCCGCAGAGATCAAACGCTGGATGCAAGACATCGCAGGTGCATTTCTGCATCTGTGACAAGGTAAGGAGTTCAGATTGTGGTCGCATTTAAGTCCCCTTAAATGCGCAGAAGTCACCGGAGTTGTTCAAGCTCCGGTGACATTATTATGGAAGGTTGATACTAAAAAATCAAAAATTGAATATCATTGGCGATAGTCTAGCTTGTGATATCCACAAGCTACTTCAATGAAGCGACGAGTAACATTTTGTGTCATCCATGTTTTTTCAGTTAAGTGCCACACCCAGTTCAAAATTTGCTGATGTGTTGAACATGTACTAAGCGGGATGTTGTATTCATAAGCAACATTGATTCCGCAAAATCGGTGTCGTGTCATGACCGATTCACGTTGACCTGCGCCCTGTTGAGTGCCTGGGGATATTCTTGCTCGATAGTTAATATCATAGTAGTTACTTTACTTTCATACCATAGCACGGTTGAAAAAGTGATTATTACTCAAAAATAAACCTCACCATCAACCATATATTTGAGAGCACTTATCGCCTGCTGGGCGGATATTACTTTCATTAAAGGATAGTGTTTAAAAACAATGCCATTCATAAAATAGATATCACAGGTTTTATTATCCGTATTAATTATGATTTTTTCGAATATTTTATAGGCAAGTGTACGGCATAACTCTCGTCCATTTTTACTGGTTAAGTCAATAGCATAAAAATCACTGAATGAATTTACACCTTTACTCTTCAAAGTTTTCAATGATACCAAAGCTCTTCGTAATTCCTTATCTAATAGTCTTATTTTCTCTGCTATAGCGGTAACTTCAGGCGCGACAGACAATGCAACGATTAAATTATTAATTTTCATCTGAAGCTCAATAATTTTTAACTCTAAAGTTTCATTAGCATCTTTCTTGTTTTCAACTGGTTGAATTTTGCTACAATTAAAAAGCAATTCATTAATGATATTATAATCAACCAAATCTCTCTTTATTGATGGCCTGTCACATCGATGTAATCTTCTCATCGGACAAACATAATAGCCATGCAAACTTCCAGATACCGCATGAACAATCATGGTATTACCACAAGCCTCACACTTCATAACTGTTCGAAGTAGATTTATTAGCATAGGATTCTTGCTACTATTGCTAATACCAAAAGGTGCCAACCGAATTTCCTGTACAGCGTAAAACAAATCATCTGATATGACTCTGGGATAATAGCCAGCGATTTCACTTATCCCTTTCCCTCTTGCACGATATGAAGGTACGCATATACCTATCAGAGCTTTATTCGCTAATAATTTTTCAATTACAGAAGGCCCCCATGCACTTTCTTTTCCTGAGAAATTCTTTACAGCATGATCATTTAAATACTTGGCTATTGCATTCAATGAGCGCCTTTCCATCCTGAGTTTAAAAATTAGCTCAATAGTTTTCACCCTGTCGGGGTCTGGAACAAAAGCCGTTCTTTTGTCATCTAAGGAGAGCCATCTCGGACAAGACGCCGTCATAATCGTACCTGATTCCAGTGCATCCTGCCGTTTTTTCTTCCATGATAATTTAACCCGACTTGACTTTATCTCGCTTTCTTCATTTGCCCTTTGTGCTATAAGTATGGCTTTTATTAATGAATATGGCTCATTCAAAGAGTCAATATTATAGACTGTATTGTCGCAAAGAGTTATAACATCAATACCGTGATTCAAAATCAATTTCAGACGTTCAATCGCTTCACCGACTTTTTCTCTTGAAAGTCTGTCCAGACTTTCAACTAACAATGTAGTTCCTGGCAATATATAACCATGCTCTATAGCATCTAAAAATTCCGAAAAAGCTCCTGATTGTGCATGCTTTCCTTTGAATGCACTTAATCCTAAATCTTCATATGTTATGGTATCAAGATAATAATCACTATTTACCTTTAACCATTCAGCAATAAGTCTTCTCTGTCGGTTTAATGAGTCGCCAGACATCTGACCTGGTGATGAAAATCGCATATATGCTATGGCTTTTTTCATGGTGACACCTGCTAACTTATGCTTTTATAAACCTTAGTGGTGAGATATAATTTTTGTTTAATTTTTATTTAAAAAGACAATTACGATCACACTATCTTGAATATACAACAATAATCGTATTGCAATTTGCTTACGCAATAATCTTGAAGGCACAAAAGAATACACAAAAACTAAAAACATTAACAAAAGCGGCCCATGTAAAGATATGAACCGCCATATTGCAGTCTTTTAAAAGAAATTATTTTTAATGTGGTGTGCTTCGTGACAATAAATTAATAACCAACACACCGGCACAAATCAACATCATGCCTATAACGGCTGGCAGGTCCAGCCGTTGGCCGAAAAACCCCCATGATAGTAAGCTAATCAGGACAATACCGACTCCTGACCAGATAGCATAAGCAATCCCTGTAGGAATATAAGCCAGCGTCTGAGCTAATAACCAGAATGATGCACAATAACAAATAATTGTACCAACAGATGGCCATAACCGTGTAAAACCTTCTGAAAACTTCATTAAGGTTGTACCAATGACCTCTGCAAGTATTGCACCACCAAGATAAATATAAGGGTTCATAACATATTCTTTCCTGTTCAAACTGGAGAGAATTGTACTACAGTTTGAACTCAACTCACCTGTTTCATCATTGTGTACCCATTGATGTTCTTTTATATACCCTCAATACCCGTTTCATCGCGGCACTCTGGCGACACTCCTTAAAAATCAGATTCGTGCTCACCTTTCCTTCCCGTTCTTCTCTGGTAGCGAACCGGTAATACACCGTTCGCCAGACCTTACCATCAACGACCAGGATTCCTGCCCGCGCCATTTTAGCCGCAGCCTGATTTATGCTGGTTACGGTTGCACCTGTTACCGCGGCAACGTCCTGTGCACAGAAGCTCTTATGCGTCCCCAGGTAATGAATAATTGCCTCTTTGCCCGTCATACACTTGCTCCTTTCAGTCCGAACTTAGCTTTAATTTCTGCGATCTTCGCCAGAGCCTGTGCACGATTTAGAGGTCTACCGCCCATAACAGGAAGTTGTTTTACTGGTTCAGGTATCGTCTCACCACGGTTAATTCGCGCTGTCATACAGGTCAGTTCATCGGCAGCCTTGCGCCGTAATTCCGCGTCAGTCAGCGCATTGGCCCGCATGTTCTGGTACAAGTTGGTAACCAACCAGTAATGCGCGTTCGATTTCCACGGATAAGACTCTGCATCCGGATACAGGCCTCGCTTCCGGCAATACTCGTAAACCATATCAACCAGCTCGCTGACGTTTGGCAGTCCGGCGATAACGGATGCTTCTTCCCGGCACCATGCAACAAACTGCCCGGGTGATGGAAGAAATGGTCGATTCTGCCGACGGGCTACGCGCATTCCTGCGTTAACCTGTTCCATCGAGGTGATCCCGTTTTCCCGGAAAGCCAGAACCCACTGGCGGCGGATTTCGTTCAGTTCGTTCTGGTCACGGTTAGCCAGACTCGCCGGGAAAGTTGCCAGTAACTGGCTGAACACACCGTTGATGATCTGCGCTACCTGCTGTACCTGCGGCTTTTCGTCGTACTGTTCCGGCATGTTGTTGGCGATCCGACGCATCTGCTCACGGTCAAAGTTAACCATCTGTGCGGCGATGTTTTTCATAAATCCACCCCGTAAATCCAGTCAGTGTT